TTACAGAATAAACAAATTTCTAAAAAAGAAATAGAAGATAATATTCTTGAAAACTATCTAGCTATTGCTACAAAAAATAAAACACCATTAGTAAAAGAGGATATGTTGAATATTGTGCGTCAAGCACCTATGCGTAAAGTAGAATCTATTGTTTATGGGAATGCAAATTATGGTGGTGAAAAGAATGCTATTTACACCAGTTATAAAGAGAGCGGTGAGATACCAGGAAGTTATAGAGAATCTGTATTGTATCTTGATCCAAAGTATATTCCACAAGATCCTGATAGTCTGCCTCGATCGTCTCATGACTTTACGGAAAGGTACGTGATCGGTTGGTCGCGAAAAACGGACCGTAATGCAACATTACCTGTAGAGAAAACAGCACAAGGAATCGCAGCTACTGTTGATCCTGCCATGATTAGAACATTAAAACGTAATCAAACAAAAATAAAAAATCAATTAAAAGGGTTAGAAGTATCGGCTCTAAGAAAATTAAATAGAGAATTTCCTGATATATTTGGAGATGATATAGATAGTTTGACAGCACAAGAAATTACAACTGTGCTGAATAACGGTATGCCAAGACTAAGAAGTATTGATCCAGCTTTAGAACAACAGATTTTACAGTTTAGAATGAAGCTTGATAGTGATGCTGTTAAGTTAGGACAAATGGAAGCCGCAACAAAAGGAAAGAAAGTTGTGGTAACGTTTGCTGATGAGATACAATCGGATATTTTACAACAAGCAAAAGAATTAGAAAATGAGTTACGTCAGCAGTTAGGTTCTATTCTTGATTTACCTGTAGAAAGAAGAGCAGGTGCTCTTGCTCAAGAACGTACACGATATCAAGGTAGTGCGAGAAATGTAGAGCCTGAAGTATTAGATTTTTATACAAAGAATGAAACTATTTTCAGACCAATGTTTAACACAGCAGAAGAGATGCAAAGTTTTGTTGATGAGTTTCAAAAAAACAAAGTAGCGATTGATGTCGTAGCAAAAGGTGGACCTGCACCAAGTGATGAGGCTATCAAAGCAATGAACATTGCAATTAAAAAAGAACAAAAAATGCTGGAAGAATTAAATATCGGACTGAGTGAAGGAGCAATGAAACAATTATTTCCGAACGTACCATTTAAGAACAGAGAAGAATGGGGAGATATATTAGTCAAAAGAGATTTAACAGAAGCGGCACAACGATTGTTCATGGACAAGGTAGACGGCGCTGCAGAGTGGTATGCCATATCCCCTGCTGATCTCATAAAAAAACGTTATGCAGGTCAAGGTTTAGATAGAGGGGGCACAGATACTCCTTTAGCGGAAAGAACAGCAGCAAAAGAACGAGGCGATAAATTAAAAGGTATTGGCGTTGAAGAGTTTTACGGAGGACCAAATAGTGTTGATACTAAAGGCAAACACTATACATCAAGTTTAGAAAAGTCACTGAAACGTGCGGCTAAAGAAAATAACTCTGAGTTTAAGATTATTGAGGTCGACGGTGTGGGTAAAGTTTTTGCTATTAAATTAACACCAGAGATGCTACTACCACATAAAACTCATAGAAAAGACGGAGGAATGGTGTATACTCCAGAAATAATTGATATATTTGAGGCAGCATAATGGCAGTAGAAAAACCAATAGGATTTATACCAGAACAAGAACAAGCTATCGAACAAATGATAGAAGTTGAAGGTAATAATTTTGCTGATGATTTAACACCTAATGTTGAAATGATGGAAGATGGTTCTGCTCTTATTGGTGAACAAGAGCAAGTTATTACACCATCTTTTGACATGAACATCGCAGAAGTTTTAGATGACGACACTCTAAACATTATATCTAGTGAGTTACGTCAAGCATTTGAAGACGATAAAGCATCAAGAAAAGACTGGGAAGAAACATATAAAAAAGGATTAGATCTTCTTGGATTTAAATATTCGGAAAGATCACAACCTTTTCAAGGTGCGAGTTCCGTGACACATCCTATGTTGTCAGAAGCAATCACACAATTTCAAGCACAGGCATATAAAGAATTATTACCAAGTGGTGGACCCGTAAACACACAGATATTAGGAAACACTTCAATACAAAAAGAAGAACAAGCTCAACGTATTAAAGATTTTATGAATTATCAGATTACGTATGAGATGGAAGAATATGATCCCGATATGGATTCACTGTTATTTTATCTACCACTATCAGGTTCTGCTTTTAAAAAAGTTTATTACGATGACGGATTAGGAAGAGCTGTATCTAAATTTGTACCGAGTGATGATTTGTATGTACCTTATCAAACAACAGACTTTCCTTCTTGTGAAAGAGTAACACACGTTATTAGAAGAACTAAAAATGATATAAGAAAAATGCAAGTAGCTGGTATGTACAGAGATGTAGATTTATCTGTTCTTAATAATGAAACAGCACTGCAAGAAGAAGAAGCAAGACTTTCTGGTATTAAAAAAAGTTATCATGATGAAGACTATCAATTATTAGAGATGCATGTAGATTTAAATATTGAAGGTATTGACAGCGATGATGGAATTAAAGTTCCTTATATTGTAACAATTGATGAAGGATCATCAAATATTTTATCTATATATAGAAATTACGAACAACAAGATGAGAGACAAAAAAAACGTCAATATTTTGTTCACTATAAATTTTTACCTGGTTTTAGTTTTTATGGATTTGGTCTTATTCATATGCTCGGTGGTTTATCAAGAACGGCAACTGCTGCACTTAGACAACTGCTTGATGCAGGAACATTATCTAACTTACCTGCTGGTTTTAAAGCTAGAGGACTGAGAGTTGCAGATGATGATACACCTCTACAACCTGGTGAGTTTAGAGATGTAGATGCACCTGGCGGAAGTTTACGAGAAGGATTAGTTCCTTTACCTTACAAAGAACCAAGTGGTACATTATTTCAACTACTAGGTTTTTGTGTAGAAGCAGGATCTAGATTTGCTGCTGTTGCTGATCAAAAAGTAGGAGACGCAGCTCAAGCTGGAGCACCTGTTGGAACAACAATGGCATTGATGGAACGTGGTGCGAGAGTCATGAGTGCCATACATAAGAGATTACACTACGCACAAAAAATAGAATTTAAATTATTAGCTAAAATTTTTGCAGAATCTTTAGATCCTCAGTACCCTTATGAAGTTGGCACTGAACAAATACAAGGTTTAAAACAATCTGACTTTTCAAGTGATATTGATATTATTCCTGTATCAGATCCAAATATTTTTTCTATGGCACAACGTGTTACGTTGGCACAAACACAATTACAATTAGCTCAAGCTGACCCTGCTTCACATAACATGTATGAAGCATATAGAAGAATGTATCAGGCACTTGGTGTAAAAGATATTGATGTTTTACTTCCTGTCCCTGCAGAGCCTCAACCGATGGACCCTGGCACAGAAAATTCAGGCGCTGTAAATGGATCACCCCTTGTAGCATTTAGAGGACAAAACCATAATGCTCACCTTGATGCTCATAGAGCATTAATGTCGTCGTTTTTAGTAAAAAGTAACCCTCAAGTTATGGCTATTTTACAATCACATATCATGGAACATGTTAGTATACAGGCAAGAGAAGAAGTTGAAGAAGAATCTAAACCTGAAATAGATCAAATAACAGCTCAGTACGGCGGTCAAATACCAGAAGAGCTACAATTACAGGTTCAAGAACGTATAGAAAGTCAAGTTGCAGAAAAAATTGCAGAAATGACAGATGAAATGGTTCAAGAAGAGGCAGAAGCGGTGCAAGAAATGAATCAAGATCCACTCGTAGGGCTAAAACAACAAGAAATTGACCTTAGAGCACAAGATATACAAAGAAAAGCTATGGTTGATGAAGCTCAAATAGGTATTGATGAGAAAAAACTACAACAAACAGCAAAAATAGCGCAAGACAGAATAGATTCACAAGAAGATATTGCACAATTACGTGCAAATGTTAATCTATCTAAACAAAATGATAATAATGTTAAGCGCAACAGATAAATTACAGGAATATTTTAACGAATTAATGAATTTTTCC